GGTCCTGCACGGATTTCAGTTCGGTGAGTTTTCCTTTAGTTTCCTCAACCGCCTGTGAGAGCAGGCGCTGCTTCTGAGAGAGCAGTTCCGCGTTAGATGGGTCGAGTTTCAGAAGGCTGTTGACGTCCTTGAGCTGAGCCTGCGTCGATTTGATTTCTTTGTTGACGCCTGCGAGCGCCTTGGATAGTCCGGTGGTGTCGCCGCCGATTTCAACGGTGATGCCCTTGATTCTGTCGGCCATATGCAGCCTCCTTCCTTTGGAATCACAAAAACGCCCCGCATCATGAACGGAGCAATCCTGTCTTAGAACCGGTTCATGTCCTCCTGCGTTGCGAGAACCGGGTATTTATAGTCGTCGTTCCCGCTTTCCACGTACATATCGTTGATCATGCCAATGGTCAAAAGCTCCAGGTCCTGCATCGACAGGCCGAGCTGTACGCAGCGAAGCAGGAACAACGCCGTCGTCATTTCGCGTTCAGTTGGGCGAAGTTTTTTTTAGACTCGGATTCCGTCTGCACGTTGAGACCCCACAGGTCGATGATTTGCGGCAGGATTTGATAGATGGAGAAGGTGTTAAACCCGTCCAACCAATCCTCTGGTGTGTCAGGCACCTCCGGATCGGCGTGTTTTGCCATCACATAGGCAATGTTCTCAAACATCTCAAGGCTCAGAAGATCCAGCCCTGAGTTGTCTTCGTCGTTTGACTTGACGGATTTCTCCAGCGAGCGCAGGTCTTTGTAGATGTCCCGCTGGAACTTGATCCGGTAGATGCGTGGGATGGCTGCCGAGGCCCGGAATTTGACAGGCTTTCCATCAATCTCGATTGTTTTACAAAGGCTCATCGCTTACACCTCCTCAACCATTGCCGGTAGCGGCCGCAGCGTTGGGCTGATAGACCGCGTCATACCAGGCGGTATAGACAGCGTCGGTGGTGTTGTCGCCAGTCTTGGCCTTCACATAGCCCGAAGCAAGCGGGCGGGCCTTGATGGAAAGTGTTTCGGTCTGCACTTCGCGAGATTCCTCGTTCGTCTTGGATTCGATCTTCGGACGGGAGGCGGAGCAGTTGTACAGGACGTGGCGGATCTTCTTCACATCGCCGTCGAATTCAAAGAGCAGGGCGAAGGCACCGGTTTCGGAGTTGGCGTCCTCGACCAGAACCTTGTTGCTGTCGGCGGTTTCCTTCAGAATGTCTGTGCGGAAGCTCTCCGGGATCATGGCAAGCTCCAGATCGCCGTCATAACCCATGTTGTTATTAATTGTATAATACTCGATACCGTCCGCATAAAAGCTCTCCGGTTCGCCGTTCGGGTCCAGCGAGAGAGACACCGCGCCAGGCATCGCCACAGGAGTGGCAAACGTAACGGCTCCATCCGTGCCGATGGTGATCGGCGCATAATGGACATTGCAGATGTTGAATTTTACTTTGTTGCCCATATTCAAACCTCCATTTGATAAAGCACTTCGTACAGCTTCTCAGAGGAAATCCATACTTCGCTCTTGGCATAAAAAATGCCGTGGCTGTCAAGCACGGCTTCTACGGTTTCTTCTGTTTCAGGGGACTTCTCGTCGGTGTAGAGTTCGAAATCCAGACGGTTCATTTTGAAATAGGCCGTACCGTCAGCGGCAAAGTTGTCGGCGGAGGGATAGCGGAAAACCAGAAACGGCGGTTCCGGGCTTTCGCCTTCCGCGAAGTGGTCGTAGGCGACCGGCAGCTTTGTTTCAGCCGCCATTGCCAGAACTTCCTTATGCGTCATTTTGCAGCGCCTTTTCAAGCTCGGAGAGAAGCTGCTCTTTGCCAACTTCCTCCGCAGGAGCGATGTGCGGTCTTGCCTCCACACGGCCGCCGCCGCGTTTTGCGTGCCCATGCTCCAGAAGGTGCGCAAGCTGATACCGGTTCTTTGAATGGACCACGAGATCAAGACTGCTGGAATTCTCCGATACCTTCGTGACCGTCCAGCTCTTTTTGTAGGCACCGGTGTCCACAGGCGCATTTGCCTGTATCTGTTTTTTGACCGTGTTCCCGGCATCCCTGACCGCCTGCTTCATATCATCGGTGGCGACAGAGGCATATTCGGTAAGGTCCTTCATGATCGTGTCGGACATCTCATCGATGCTGACCATATCCTTTGACACAGGCGTCACCTCTTTTCCAGCTTGCAATTAAATTTCAGACTATTCCGTTTGTAACCCATCGGATTAACATACACGATGTCGTAAATCCTGCCCTGTGTGAGAATCCGGTATTTGGTGGACTCCACGGCGGCAAGCTCGCTGCAGTAGCGCGTGGTGAAATCCATGGATTCCTCCGGATTTACCGTAGCCGCGCCGCTTGATTCCGTACCCGTTCCGGTTCCGACCGTGGCGTGGCAGGTGAAGTAATCTTCCCATTTGTTTTTGTGGTTGCCGACCTCGTCGGTTACGACCGTATTTTTCTGGAAGGTAACCTCCACATTCAGCGCCGCAATGTCCATCAAAATGCTTCCTCCCTAATGCCGAACAGCAGCGCCCGGAGCGTGAGCAGGAGCGTCTGGTGATCGGCTTCCTCCCGGTGCTCATAAAGATAAGCGACCGTGTACAGGACAGCGATACGGGTGATCGCCGCATTTTCGTTCAGGACGGTGTCATCGGCTCTGGCTACATCGCGGCACATCTGCATGGCCGTGGAAATAAGATCAGAAATCAGGCCGTCCTCGTCGCCGGAATCCACACGCAGATAGGTTTTTGCTTCTTCCAGTGTTACTGGCATAGGATCACCTCCACAAGTGAGCCGCCTGCCAGGAAACAAATCTCAGCAGGCGGCCGTATCAGTTACGCGCTTTTGATTGCGAGGGTCTTGACTGCCTCCGGCAGGATGAGCTTGCCGTCGACGCGCTCGCTGGCAAGGAATCCGATCTGGCCGTTCGGAGCGTAGAGCTCGTTCAGGCGCTTGAAGGAACGCCCCTGCCTATCGGCGATCCAGTAATAGGAGAAATCGCCGAACGCGATGACCTTGTTGCCCGCCGCGATATCTGGTGCAAAAACGCTGGTGTAGTACGGACGGTTCAGGATCATGTCGGGCTGGCCAAGCTGCACGGACGGCTGCCAGATATAGTTTCCGTTGTTGTCCTTGAGCTTCCGTAGCGCTTTCACCGTGGTATCATTCAGAATCCATACGGCCTTGTTGCGGTAGACGTTGCGGAGCGAGTGGTACAGGTCCATGACATCGTCAAAGGTGATAGCCGTGCCGGTCGTGGTGACTGCACTTTCGGCAGATGTAAACACACCGGTCGGCTTGCCGGTGCCATTTCCGGTAATGAAGGCTTCCTCTTCCTTGGTACCGACACGGCGGGCAAACTCAGCGGCAATATAGCTTTCGAGATCAAACACGCTGTCGTTGATGAGCTCCTCAGAAACCTTGATGGCGGTGCCCAGCTTGTATGCGCTGATAGTAACCTGGCCGAATGTGTCGTCGCTCTCCGGATACAGACCGCCCTCGTCCATCCATGCTGCCTCACCATGACCGGTGACAACAGGGATCTTTCGCTCACCACTGGAGGTCTGAATGATGGTGGCAAGAGTGCGGAAGAAGTTCTGATCCTGCAGGGCCTGAACGAGCGTCTTTTCAAACTCGTCCGGCACGAGATAGCCACCCTCGGTGTCTGTGCCAATAGCGAGCGCGTCGGTCACGTCGTAGTAGTTCTTCTTGCGGATGCTGTCCCAAAACGCCTTTTTATAGGCGTCGGAAGCGCGGCCGGTTTTTTCCTTTGCGGGATGCGTATTGCCCGGCAGATTGGTGAGCGGAGAAGAAGTTGGCCTTGCGAGCTCCGCGTCAATGGCGGCCTGCTTTTCCAGACGTTCGATCTCCTTGCCGAGGTTCACCACATCGGCTTCCATCTTGTCATAGGTTGCGGAATCCTCGGCGGAGATCAACCCGTCCGCACCGCGCTTGGTGTCGAGAAACGCTTTCGTAGCTTCCCACGCCTTTGCTCTTTTTTCTCTAAGTTCCAAAATCTGATTCATGATAAAATCCTCCTTGAATTAGTGAGCCAGAAGGCTCAGTCGTTTATCGAGTTGCGAAATAGGCACATTGGGTTCTGCCTGCTTTTCAGGCTTTTTCGGGATAAGCTTTGAAAGCAGCGAGTTCGTGACCGCCGCGCGGGAAAACATCATGGCCTCCATATCGTCCGGCAGATCTTCCTGTTCCTGTGGTGAAAACAGAATCTCATCGGCAAAGTGGAGCTCTACGGCTTTCTTGGCATTGAACCACGATTCCGCATCCATGAGGTGCGAGATCACCGTACGGGAGAGGCCCGTCTTGATCTCATAGGCGTTCATGATGCTTTCCTTGACTTCGGCGAGCATATCGATGGCCTTTTGCATTTCCTCCTGGTCGCCGATAGCCACGGTCGCCGGATTGTGGATCATCAGCATGGCTACCGGCGACATACAGACTTTCGTACCCGCCATTGCGATAACAGAAGCGGCCGAGGCCGCGACTCCATCGATTTTGACTGTGACATCGCCTCTGTAGTCCATGAGCATGTTATAGATCTGCGCCGCCGCGAAGCAGTCGCCGCCGGGCGAGTTGATCCAGAGCGTGATGTTGCCGCGGCCCGCGTTCAGTTCGTCTTTGAACATCTGCGGCGTGACTTCATCGCCGTACCAGGTCTCGTCGCTGATCTCGCCGTTCAGGTAAAGCGTGCGCTCACTGCCGAACTCGTCAGGAGCATCGTTCTTTACCCAGTTCCAGAATTTCCTTTTCAAGTATTGTTACCTCCTCGCTGTGTGTTGCCTGATGCGTCAAGCTCGATGATGGTCATGATTGCATAATTGGCGAGGTCGAGTAGCGTGTCACGGATTGACTCGTTCTTAACCTCTGCCGCGCGGGTGCAAAGCGACTGTAGGCGATTGACTTTGTCTGTTATTCGGGTAACTGCACTCACGAGTCCGAGCTTTCCGAACGTCTCGCCGAAGCTATCGCCGTAGTCGGCATTTTTTTGGCGGTAGAGGCCGTTTAGTTCGGAGCAGATATCAGCATGGATTTCGGGCTTTGTTTTTCTGTTGGTCATTATCGTCATCCTCCTCCTTTCCTTTGGCGGCGCTGCCCATATTGGCGAATGCGCCGGCATCCTTGAGCTTTGTCATGTTGCCGTTGATAAGATAGAGATCACCGCCTTCCTCAGCCGGGATGGGATTCAGGTCCTCCAGTTCCCGGATATCGTTGGCGGAGAGCCAACCGTTCTGCCTGCCGGTGGCATAACCGCTCATGCGGCTCTGGTAATCACCGCGCAGAAGCCCGTCCACGTTCAGCTTAATGAAATACTGCTGCTTTTCGGCAGGAGTGAGAAGGGATCGCATCAGGCTCTGCTCCCAGCGAATGACCCACGGGTCGAGCGTGTATTTCACAAACTCCAAGGACTGCTGCTCGATGTTCGAGAAGCTGGACTTTTCGAGGTCGCCCACCATGTGAGGCGGGATTCGATAAAGCCGCGCGATCTCGTCGATCTGGAATTTCCGTGTTTCGAGAAACTGTGCTTCTTCCGGTGAAATGGAGATCGGCGTATATTTCATGCCTTCCTCCAAAACGGCAATCTTGTGTGCATTACCGGAGCCGCGATAGACCTCGTTCCACGAGTCGCGCACCTTGGCCGGGTCCTTCAGAATACCCGGATGCTCCAGCACGCCGCTGGGGTTTGCGCCGTTGGCAAAGAAACTGGCGCCGTATTCCTCGCAGGCCAGTGAGATGCCGACCGCGTTCTTGGCCATGGCGATCGGTGAGTAGCCAACTAGGCCGTCAAAGCCCAGCCCCGGGATGTGCAGCACGTCGTACCGAGAGAGGCGGACCTGGCCATACTGCCTCAAGTTCGGATTTTCATCGCTGCTTTTGGTGTAGAGGTAGTAAAGCTCACCGCTATCATCCCGGTAAACCTGCATCTTGTCGGGCAGCAGTGGATAAAGGGCCACGACCCGGCCGGCTCCGTCTCGAATGATCTGTGCGTAGGCGTTGCCCCAGATGAGCAGGTGGCTCATGAGAGTTTCACGGAATACGAACGAGGTCATTTCCGGGTTCGGCTCATCGTGGAGAATGTGGTAAAGCGGATGATCGTAGACGCGCTCCTTGCCCGCTGCCTTATATCGATAAATGTTGAGCGGCAAGGACGCGATGGCCTCCGACAGGATGCGGACACAGGAATAAACCGCTGTGGTCTGCATTGCCGTAAACTCATTCACGTTCTTGCCGCTCGTGGTAGGACCGAACAGAAACCGGTAATCCGTGCCGGTGTAGTAGTTTTTGGGCTTATCCCGTGCCCTACCAAAGTGAAAAAGCTCTTTGATTCCCATAGGTTTCCTCCTGTAAATTCGCATAAAAAAAGCACCTCTGGGGAGATGCTTCGGTTAAAATGAAAGGATGCCGCGCTCGTCGTAGACCGAGCTGTCGCTTGTGATGCCCACGCGAATCGCTCTGTCGAGCGCCATAATTGTTGCGACCGCGCCGTCGATCTTTTCCGTGGATTTCTCCTTGTCTGGTTTGATGTTCCCAGCAGGATCAGTGCGGATGAAGATGTTGTCCATCATCCAGCGGAGCACCGGATGCCCGCCGTGGGAAATCTGTCCGCCCAGCGTCAGGCGCATGAGCTCTTTGGTCGGTGGCGACATATCTTTGAAGCCCTGCCCGAAGGGAACGACGGTGAAGCCGAGGCCCTCAAGGTTCTGAACCATCTGCGTTGCACCCCAGCGGTCAAAGGCAATTTCACGAATGTTGTAGCGGGTACCGAGTTCTTCAATGAAGCTCTCGATAAAACCGTAGTGGACGACGTTTCCTTCGGTCGTCTGCAGGTACCCTTGCTGTTTCCACAGGTCGTAATTGACGTGATCTCGCTTGACGCGGAGGTCCACGTTCTCCTCCGGTATCCAGAAGAACGGCAGGATGCTATATTTGTCATTTTCATCTTCCGGCGGGAACACCAGTACAAATGCCGTGATATCCGTGGTGGAGGAGAGGTCGAGCCCGCCGTAACAGACGCGGCCCTCTAGTGTTTTAGGGTCAACCGGAAAGGCACATGCGTCCCATTTGTCCATCGGCATCCAGCGTACTGCCTGCTTGACCCATTGATTCAGCCGGAGCTGCCGGAAGGCGTTCTCCTCGGCTGGATTCTGCCGGGCCGACTCGCAGGCATCGCGGACCTTGTCAATGCCGACCGTGATGCCCAGAGAGGGGTTGGCTTTCTTCCATACCTTCGGGTCCGTCCAGTCATCGTCCTGGTCGGCTCCGTAAATGACCGGGTAGAAGGTGGAGTCGTGCTTCCGGCCTTCCAGAATATCCTTGGCCTTTTCATGGACCTCCCAGCAGATGCTGTTTTGATTGTCACCGGCCGTGGTGATGAGAAAATACAGCGGCTGCATCCGGGCATCGCCGCTGCCTTTGGTCATGACGTCGTAGAGCTTTCGGTTGGGCTGGGTGTGTAGCTCGTCAAAGATCACGCCGTGGGTATTGAAGCCGTGCTTGTTCGCCACATCCGCCGAGAGCACCTGATAGATGCTCCCGGTGGGCTGATAGATGAGCCGCTTCTGGGATTCGAGTATCTTGCAGCGTTTTGACAGCGCCGGGCACAGCCGCACCATGTCGGCAGCCACGTTGAAAACGATGGATGCCTGATTGTGATCGGCTGCACAGCCGTAGACCTCCGCGCGTTCCTCACCGTCGCCGCAGGTGAGCAGCAGTGCGATAGCAGCAGCCAGCTCGCTCTTGCCCATTTTCTTGGGAATTTCCACATAAGCGGTGTTGAACTGCCGATAGCCATTGGATTTCAGAACGCCGAACACGTCCCGGACGATCTGTTCCTGCCAGTCAATAAGCTCGAAAGGCTCCTGGTACCACTGGCCCTTGGTGTGACGCAAGCTTTCAATGAAGCTGACGGCATAGTCGGCGGAATCTTTGTCGTAGTAGGAATCCTTCGCCATGAACTTGGTTGGTGCGTATTTCTTGAGCTTTCGTATATGCCGCCGCCTCCTTTCCGCAGGTATGAAAAAAGACTGCCGAAGCAGCCCATACAAGATATATTGACAACGAGAGATAGGGCCTTCCGGCCCAGGCTCCCGGCTGTGTTTTAGTTGTAATCCTTCATCAGAATGGCAAGCACGGCTGCTGTGTTTTCGTCGTCGGGCTCAATGTCCCAGCCTCGATCATAATTGCAAACCATCTCGGCGTTTCGCTTCAGCGTCAGCTTGGAAATGCGCCCTTCGTCGATGCCATAGACGCTGGCTTCCTCGTAGTGCTTCACCCAATAGTGGAAAATGTCGCTGCCGATCTTGATGCTTCCTTCTGACCACATGCTTGCCGCCCCCTCAGAATTCCTTAATCGTAGCATTGTCGTCTGCGTCGAAGCTCACAGTGTAGCGAACCTCGCGGCCATCCGGCTTCCGGGTGATTACCCGAATGTCGCCCTCAAAAGCTCTGTAGCAGCGGTTGATTTTCTCGCCCTCCGGAAGTTGGATCTCAATTTGCTTCATCTGTTTTTCAGTCATGGTGGTGTGCCCCTTTCGTTTTGGTAGGTACATATATCACGCTGAGGCCCTGTAATAGCAAGCAGTTAAGGCAATATATAGTACACAAATCTCAACGGGAGAAAGTGTGCATTACTCACCGGTCAGAATGAAGCGGGCGTATTCCTTTTTGGGATCCTCCAGAAAGAGGACAAGCTCATAGAAGCCACGGTCGTAGGCCATGCGCTGGACGCGAGTGATATCAAACATATTCGTTTCGCCGGTGTCGCGGATGGCGAGAATCTGTTCCTTGATCTTATCCGTCATGCTGCTCACCGAGCTTTCTGCAGGAGTCGCCGTAGACCACGTTCAGGCCGGAGCCGTTGTCCCAGTTCACCAAAATGGAGCCGGAATCGTCGACGCCATACACGATGCCTTTGGTCCCAATGGGCGGAGCCTGCGGGTCATCCATCTTCACAAGTTCCACACGGCATCCTGCGGGATAGCGTTTGCGGAGGCACTCCACGATTTCTCTTGAAGGGAAATTACTCACTGTCAGTCACCTCGCTTTTTGTACCCGATTTAAATGCAGAGCTGCCAGACAATTTGGAGAGCAGAATTTTTCGGTCGGCCTTATATTCGTCTCCGATGAAGCCCAGCCGCAGGAGGAAGCAGCGGAATGCGTACTTGTCGTTGTCGACCACCTTGTCCTTCGCCGTGACATGCTTTTGGGTTTTGGCCATGCCGCAGAGCTTACCGATGAATTTGGCGTAGGCACTGATCTCCTCCGGTGCCGGGTAACCAGTGAACCACGGGAAGGAAATCTTATCGTCCTCGGCCGAGATTGTCAGGTCCTCCACGCCCAGCGCCTTTTTGATGAGGGTCGCCTTGCTCTCAACCAGATGGTTCAGATTGACAATGGAGTCATCAGTGAAGCCGTCCTTTGGCATCGAGATTGTAAGGCTCTCTGGCCCTTCGGTTTCCTCGGCGGGCTCGGCATCGTCTGCCTGGGCCTCCGTGGTGTCGTCGGCGGCGGTGAAGCCGTCCGCGATCAGGTCGTGGGCAATCCGCTCGGCTTTGGCGTCGTCCTCGCAGACGAGGGTGCCTTCCTTGTCGATCGTAATGTCGCCGATTTCGTAGGCGCAAGTCGGCATCCGCTTGTAGACCGCCTTAGTCTGCAGGATGGTGCTGACCGCCTCAACCAGTTCTTTGCGCCCTTCTCCGGTTACTTTGTAGTTGATTTCCATGGTTCTTGACCACCTTTCTTTGTTTTGGTAGTCTATACATCACTCCAAGGCTGTGGAATAGCAAGCGGTACCTGAAACAAATTCCGCACAAGATGTAGCAGCCGTTTCTGTGGTTGTTATGACACCGCCGTGAAAGGCATTGGCATATAAAAAGGCGCCTCGCTGATTGAGAGATCAGCAAAGCGTTCACATATATTAGCTACCTTATCTTTAATCCAATCTGGTGCCTCAGGAACATCGTTGTACCGTCCGTATTCTCCGAACATGAAATCCATGCCAACGTTTCTGGCCTGCACGGCCTGCTCGAAAGTTTCATAGTAGCCCAGATGAATATCGTGCTGGCATATTTTTATCCGTGCTCGAAATTTTCCACTAGGCAAATATAAGCTGACGCCGGATACGCCGGAGGTGTTGTTGCATTGCGGCGGCTGGTTGCACTGGTTTGCCTGATGCGTACATATTCTTAGATTGCATGAGCGATTGTCCATGGTATTCAGATTAATGTGATCAACTTCGTATCCTTTCGGAACATCAAACAGTGTCCGATGCAGTTCAATTCCGTCTCTGTCGATAATATAGGCTTTTTTATCAGGCAAATTCTTGCCTCTGCGATACCAGTTTCTGTCCTTTATCCGGGAAAACCGGCTGTAATCAAAAAGAAAGCAGGTGCCGTCCGGCAGCGTTCCGGTCCCAACTTTACCATCCGAGCTAAATCGGTATTTTACATTACTCACTCGGCACTTCCAAATTCGCATAGGGGATTGTATTACCATCCCTTTCGAGGAATACGTCGTCTGCCTTACCACCATAAAATTCGATGAATCTTTTTACAGCAACATCCACGTATTTCGGCTCAAGCTCTATGCCAAAGCACACACGGTCAAGCTGCTCACAGGCGATAAGCGTTGAGGCTGAACCGAGGAAGCCGTCAAGAACGAGAGCATTTGAAGCCGTACACTGTTTGATCAGATAGGCTATGAGCGGAACTGGCTTACTCGACGCATGATTGTATCCTTCCGTTTTTGAGTTTTTGATTCGGTCAAAATCAAAGCAGGCTTTCTGCTTCTGGTCGCTGTACCACTTGTGATGTCCATCCTTGCGCCAGCCCCATATAATTGGCTCAAAATTGTACTTCCAATCCGTCCGCATGAGCGGGGCACTGTCTTTTCGCCAAATGAGTCCTGCGCCAAGTTTGAAGCCCGCATCCTCAAATGCATCGTAGAAAATGCGGGCTTTTGACGTTGCGTAGAATTCATAAATGGAAGCATCGGCGGCCATCGCATCATGAAAGCAAGTAAATGCCTTCATAAGAAATGCGTAGGCATCCTTGTCATTAAGATCATCGTTCTTGATTTTTCCGGATGCACTTTCAAGATTCACAAAATAAGGTGCGTCTGTACATACAAGATTGGCTTTACGATCTCCGAGGAGCCTTTTATAAGTATCTTGCTCGGTACAATCGCCGCAGATGACGGTGTGCTTTCCTATGTGCCATAGGTCTCCAAGTTTCGAGAATGCCGGCTTTGCAAGTTCTGCATCCACGTCGAAGTCGTCCTCGTGGACATTTTCAGCCGCGCCGGACAGCTTGTTGAGTTCAGCCGCTGTAAAGCCGAGCAGAGAGATGTCGAAGGCATCGGCCTGCAGATCGGACAGCTCGACTGCGAGCATTTCATCGTCCCAGCCTGCGTTCATGGCGAGACGATTGTCCGCGAGGATATAAGCGCGTTTCTGCGCTTCGGTCAGATTCTCCGCAAACACGCAGGGAACGGTGGTATAGCCTTCTTCCTTGGCGGCGGCCACACGGCCGTGCCCGGCGATGATGTTGTAATCGCTGTCGATGATCACGGGAGAGACAAAACCAAACTCCCGGAGACTGGCACGTAGCTGCACGATCTGCTCCTTGTTGTGCGTCCGCGCATTTCTGGCGTAGGGTATTAGCTTGCCTATATCCACTTTTTCAAAGCGTTCTGTATTCGCCATTGGTTATTTTCCTTTCCGCGCCGTCAGCAGACGCTCCATCAGATCGTCCTGCGGATTGTCATCGCTGTATCCGGCAGCACAGTTTTCTTTCACGATCTGAAAAATCTCAGCCCAGTCCGCGCGGGTCTGGCACTTGAAGTTGTTTGCCATTGTCACATAGGGTGAGGCAATTGCGTTGCCGGTGGTCGGGTGCTTGGCAAGAAAGCCGTATTCCGTGATGGCCTCCTCACACTGAATCCAGCGGGCGGCGCTCATGGCGTACCGCTCGATGGTATCCGGAGGAACGAGGTGAGCACAGCCACGGTCGGAGAGCCACTGCCAGACGGATTTGTAAATGTCCCCGGCGGGCAGTGCCTTGCCGTCCTTCTGAACCGCCGAGAGCATTTCTTTTGGCTCCGGCATGTCCTGACCGCGAAGGTCCGGAGCGCTTTTGAATTCCATAACGGTGAGCGGGTGCTTGCCCGGATTGCCGTCCGCAATTTTATCCGCCAACGGCTTCCGCTTTGCACCGGCACCGGCTCTGACGCCGCCACGGTTCGTACCGTCCTTGGCCATACTGCAACTCCTCCTTCCTCGGCGGGGTCAATACCCCGTTTGATTCCGCGCACGAACGCAGATGACCCCACGCCCGTTCCCCGGCGATATGTGCGCAGAGATTCAAACCGCCCCTGATCCGTACCCCGAAATTTGGACAGTCATTGATTGAAATTCGAGAGTGTGAAATCAAAATCATCACACAAATCGCAGAGTTGGAAATCAAGTTTTCGGACAGATAATATAGTTTGCATCCACAGACCGGACAGATAATGCTATAATATCTGTATTTGAAATCATTTCTCTCTGCAAAAGGAGGAATTATCAATGGCAAACAGCAGTAATCGTGGGGGTTCACGTCCCCTACCGGTCAAGCGCGAAGTGATTATGTTTTCGTGATTTTTGTATTTGTTTTGGTCTGTAGCAAAATGTGATACAGACCTCGCGGAACTGCATTTTGTTCCCATCCTTAACGATCGTGCCAGCGGTCGCCCATCTCGGCAGTGATCTTCGAGTGGCACGGTGTGCAGAGCGCCTCAAGATTGGAGTCGACATGCGTGCCGCCGCGAGAGAGCGGAAGTCTGTGATGGACTTCGGTTGCAGGGGCATAGACGCCGCGCTTCAGGCACTCCTCGCAGAGAGGGTGGGCGGCGATGTATCTGTCACGGATGCGCTTCCACGCACGGCCGTACCGTTTCTTCTCTACAGGATCGCGGTCGTACTGTTCGTACTGCTTGTCAATGAGCTTCTGATGCTCCTCGCAGTAGCGGCCGGGCACCAGCTTCGGGCAGCCGGGATAGCGGCAGGGCGTTAAAGGTTTGTGCGGCATGGCTGCCTCCTTTCGGGCATAAAGAAAGCCCTCGCGGGTTTGGCCCCGTGAAGGCTCTCCGGATTCAATTTTCCTATTGTAATGATACCACATTCGCCCTGTGCGAAATAGTGCGTTTTACTGCGCCGACAAGATTTCCTCTACTTTTTTCAAAGCATCGTTGTGTACCTCATAAACGTGACGCACCCGGAAATCCATCTCCACGGCAATCTGTTCCCAGGACTTATAGCAGAGGTAGCGTCCTTCCAGCAGAAGCTGACAGTCTATATCGTCCACGGCTTTGATGGTCTTCACAAGGTCGCACTTGATATCCACCAGAGTGTCAATGTCGCGGTTGATCTCCGCTTCCAGATCCACGATCTTCGCAATGGCGTCCGCCATCTGGGAGTTGCCGGGGCTGGGATTGTGGGGCATCCCGGTCAGGCGTGAGGTACACTTGGTGGCGAGGTCGTTCAGCAAAGCGATTTGGTCGATCTTGCTGTTGATGCGGTTATCCAAGCGGAACGCCTGGGACAGATACTCTTTCGCCTCCATCTCACGCCACCTCCTCGCGCAGCATCCGAAGCAGCGTTTCTCCGTCGACGGAGGTCAGCAGCGTGTACCATTCGGAGCGGAAAAACCGTTCCACCTCCGACTTGTCCTGCAGCGCCGGGGTGTATTTTGGATTTCGCTCCAGCGTGCGCAGCGCGGCGCGGTAGTCATTCGCGGCCTGTACAATTATCGCGTTCGCCAAATTTTCATAGGGTGTGTTCATGATCTGTACCTCCGATTATTTTTTGTTCCCTCGGATTGGCACGGATTGTCATAGATTGTCTTAGATTTGCAGGTCCGCTTTTACGGCGTTGATGAGAGCCGCCTGTGTGCTGTCCTTTTGCGAGAGGGCTTTTAGGATGCGCTCGTCGATGGTGCCTTTGGTGACGATGTGCTGCACCACAACGGTATCCGCCGTCTGGCCCTGTCTCCACAGACGGGCATTGGTCTGCTGGTAGAGTTCCAGCGACCAGGTCAGCCCGAACCAGATGAGTGTGGAGCCGCCGGACTGCAAATTGAGTCCGTGTCCGGCAGAGGCAGGATGAATCAGCCCCACAGGTATCTCTCCGGCATTCCACCGCTTGATGCTGTCGGCCGTGTCCAGCTTGGAAAACGGGATGTGGAGTTTGTGCAGGCACTCGGAGATTCTGGCGAGGTCATGCTTGAACCAGTAGGCCACCAGCACGGGTTTCCCGTTTGCCGCCTCAATCAAATCCTCCAGCGCATCCAGCTTGTGGTCATGAATATGGATTGTGCCGCCGGTGTCGGTGTAAATGGCGCCGTTGGCCATCTGGCAGAGTTTATTGGAGAGGGCTGCGGCGTTTGCGGCTATGATATCGCCATCCGGAAGCTGTAGCACGAGGTCACGCTTGAGTTCATCGTAGTGCCGGCGCTCTGCATCGGAAAGGCGGACGGTGTATTCGCTGCTGATGAGCTCAGGCATCGGCAGGTAGTCGGTGGACTTCATGGAGATGGTGATGTCAGCGATCTTGTCATATATCCGCTGTTCCGCACCGGGCAGTGGCTTGTAGCTGAATACTACCTGTCCGTTGCGCTTGTCAGGCGTGAAGTAGTTAGTACGGTACTGCCCGATGAACCGCCCGAGCCGCTGGCCCATATCCAGCAGACGAAACTCAGCCCACAAATCCATAAGGCCGTTGGCGGACGGTGTTCCGGTGAGGCCGATGATGCGCGTTACCTTTGGCCGTACCTTCATCAGCGCACGGAAGCGTTTTGCCTGATAATTTTTGAAGGAAGACAGCTCGTCCACCACAATGGTGTCGTAATTGAAGGGCAAGCCGCTGTCCTCAATAAGCCACTGGACATTTTCGCGGTTAATTATGTAGATGTCGGCGGGTTTCAGGAGCGCCGCTCTCCGTTCCGGCTCAGTGCCGACCGCTACGGAACAGATGAGGTTCTGCAGGTGATCCCATTTCTGGATTTCTGCCGGCCAAGTACCGGAAGCCACTCTGAGGGGTGCGACCACAAGTATTCGGTGGGCCTCAAAGCTGTCAAACAGCAGGTCGTTTAAGGCGGTCAGGGTTATACTCGTTTTGCTCAACCCAAGCCCATATCAAGCAGAACTGCAGCGGCTTTGTGCGTTTCGATAAACGAAACCGCATAGCTCTGGTACTCATGAGGTATGAACTTCATCAGGCATCACCTCCCATCGAGTTTAGAAAACTTAGGCATACCATCTGGGCATCTCACGTTCGGCAAGGTCAAAGATGAAGTCTCGCCCCTTCGGGGTCCATAGCAGCATAAGCACCTCGTGGCCGTTGTTCAACTTCACATAGCGCGGTAAAGCAAGGCTGGCTCCAACGTAGCTGGTATAAAGGCGCCAAGTGTCAGAGCCGTTCGGTTTGTACTGCACCCGGCAATCCTGGAGAAACTGGTTCAGCGTGACAGCGGTCGTTCCTAAGTCTTCAGCAATCTCTCCGATTTTGTACAACTCAGCCGTGTCCGTCTGCCCTTCATACTTGGCGGCAGCTAGTTGCAGCACCTTGTTTTGTGATTCAAGGGCTTCCCGCGTTTCCTCGGCGGCCACAAGAGCAATCAACGCGTCTTTGTAGTTTCTTGGAACAAGCCTGCGCTCCATTTCGTTAAAAGCCGCAATGTACGCTTTTTTAAACTGCATTGCCTTTTCGCCGGTGTAGCCCATGACCAGTAGCGTAAAGCCGTCACGAGTCATGAGGTATTCACTATAAGTCTGATGGTTCTGCGGATCGGTGCGGTGGGTATGCTCAAAATTGAGCCGTCCCCATTCAGGGTCACCATCTAAAATAAAGCGGGTGCCGCGGAGTACGTTTTTATGTTCTTTCTCAAAAACCCACGTGATGTCAAGGCTTGATACGACGGCTTTGCCATCACGCTCGGTCAGGCCGAGATTGATAAGTTGATTATCCATTTTGTATATCCTCCAATATTTTGGTTATTTGTTCAGGGTCATCCAGCACATAGACTTTGAAGCCCAGTTCGGTAAGTAATCTGTGCCTTGCGACCTGTAACGGCCTCGGTTTTTCTCCCGGCGCTTTCACTTCCACGAATGCCATCCTGCCACCCGGAAGGAGCAGCAGTCTGTCCGGCATTCCGTCAAGGCCGGGAGATACGAACTTGGGTGCGATGCCGCCGGCGGCTTTGACCTTATGCACCAGTTTCTGCTCTATCAGTTTTTCTCTCATATTCCATCACCTCAAATGCTAAGGTCTTCGCCGCCTCAAGTGTTTCTATGCGGTGGTTCTCCCACCACTGATATGGTTCGCCGTCAATACTGACCGTGTAATACTCTTTACCGCGAAAGCTGTCCTTTACCGCCTTTATCCTGCCACGCGTTTTGGATAGCTCCATCACAAGGGATGACGTTTCCTCCCACTGCTTTTTCAAGAACGCCCGCCTCCGTGCCTCTTTGCGTTTTGCCTCATCATCGCGTTCCTTTGCCGCAAGCAGATCACTGGACATCGTGCCGTCGCATACACAGCCGACATGGAATTTGTCCGGCCACTGCGGGTGAACCATGACGTGAACATACTTGATACGGTCGTAATCGCAGAGCTCACAGGTAAAGTCGGTGTCCGGCATCGTTATGACTTCTTCGCAAAACCATCCATCACGGGGCGCACCGATGGAATCCAGTCTTGCGATGCATCTCTGCGAATATCCGCTCATCCTTTTTCCTCCGTTCTGATCCACTCTTGTAACGATAGTAACTATCTTTTAGGGAAACACTAACTACGTATAGGCCCTTTTTATTCGCGTACCCCAACAAATTAAAAGTACATATATAAATGGCTGTGTTAAAAATGTACGCGTTAAAAACGATTTTCTCGTTACATGAACTCTTCCGCCTCGGTCTTGGCATCGATTTTAAGGCATATCGCGCGGACGTTGACGCCCTGAATGCGCTTTTGAATCTGGCAGTTGTTCTCGCCCTCCGAATCTGAGAAAACCTCGATGTAGTCCCTGTCTCGAAATCCCTTGATACACTTGGTATAGACAAACCCGGCTTCGTCCAAAGTCTGTCGCAGCACCGACGCGATAACGAACACATGACGCGCCTCTGTTTTACCGTAGCAGGGAGATACCGCTGTATCGAAATGGCTCTTGTTCTCGGCTATCCAGCCTTCGACAAAATGCCATGCTCTGTCAATGGAATCTTCCTTCTCCAGAGATTTGCAGTTGTGCAGCAGCGTCATACCGAGTTCCACCGCCTCCGCTATGGCGTCCGTTTCACTCATGCCAAATATGGACTCAGAGGAGTATCGGTCGGCAAGGGCAAGTGCCGCGATGTTGTCGAGGTGAGCGCCGGGGTCGCCGATGTCCAGCATTTCAAAGGAGCTTTTCAGTTCACTGCGAAGCCGGCTGTAGTCGCCGCTCAGTTTGCCTTTTACCACCAGCACCTTCTCAATGAGAAAGCGAATGAACTTCTCCCCGGCAAAGCCGTAGTTGTCCTCGCTGATCTGATGGACGTACCGCCCGTACTTCACGTCCTCAATGGGCTGACCGTAAACTTCCAGAACACGGGTGTTGACCCCGTCCATAGAGGTTTCGTTGGTAATGGGCTGTTCTCCGGTACTGATGATGCTGTTGAGCCAGGTTTGGACTTCCTGCAGACCGCCGTTTTTTGCACCTCTGGTTTTGCCGTAGCCATTACCCAGAGAGTACACAATGGTGGAGGAGGACAGCCTCTTTTCGTTCAGCACCTGCAGTTCGTCCAGACCAAGCGGCAAATGCTTCAGCGTTCCAGCTCTGCGTTCCAACCCGACTGCCGTGGAGTTGAAGTTGCCCATCAGCTTCAGCGGGTCGCCCCAGATGGAAAGCGCAAACTTCAGCATGGCGGTCTTGCCGCTGCCGGACGCATACCAGAAGTGGAGATTGATAATTCTGTTTTGAAGCGGACTCAGCATCGGAGACACAAAGGAGCCTGCCAGCATCGCTCTTGACACGGGCGAACCCCTCAGTGCTTTCGCTGTTTCAAGCCACACACCGAAATCACCATGCGCCGTTAGCGCCGGGAGTATCTCATCACCGTCGTCACCGTCAAAGATGATCTCGCCGTCTGTGACATAGGGGTAGAACTCTTTCCCAATCCATCCGATACGGCTCACACTGCGAATAAAGGGAATGACGCCGCTGTTCTCGGTTTCATAATCGGTGAAGTAGCGCACCATGCCCTCGGAGTTATCGGAGGAAACAAGCAGACCGCTGTCGGCAAACTTTACAAGAGAGGTTTTGTTAAACAGGCTTGATCTGGGAGCGCGGAGCGTTTTCCACTTGCCGTTTCTCATGAATGCGATCTCCATCATTTCCAAGCCACTGTCGATATTTTCAAGCCGGGAGGTAATGACCACCGGCTGATGGCAGAGACAGACTTTGACGGGATTGCCGTTAAAGAACGAGGTGGAGATAATGCCTTCATCGATGCTGATTTGATAATCCTTCGGTTCCACAGCGCCGTGCAGGTCTATCCCGTCAAGGACGATTTCGCCCTGTACCACGTCGAACTCCGGCTCGACTGCCTTGTTAGCCGTATACTTGACTGCATTCTCAAAATCACGGACGCCTACGCCGGATGTTCTTATTAGCTGTTTCAGCCTTGCGTACAGAGCCGGGGCATTCTGCTTGGCGTAAGCCGCCAGATGCAGAGTGCGGTCTGCAAGCGCCTCGTCGCCGTCGAGTTTCTTTTTACTGAGAAGCAGATCAAGTTGCTCTTGCGGTGACAGCAGCGCGTGAACTACCGGGGCCTTTACTCCGCAGCCGCCTACGGGACAGTCAAAGCAGAGGGTATCCTGGATATACCGGCAGGTGACCGGGCGCTTGACCTTCTGCGACCGCTGAATCTTCCGTTCCGTTTCCTCGACGGAGTAACCGTCATACAGGGCGCTCCACTGGTGAAACAGTTCCGTGCCGTCCGGGACGAGTGAAATGTTGTCACACATGGCTTTCCATTCCGGCTCGGTCACACCGTTTGGGTCGTTCGTGAGCTTCTGCACAAATAGGCAGCGTTCCATAATCCGCTGCGCACTGCCGACGGTTTCTGGGTCTGCCTCAAATGGCTCTCTGTCGAAAGATGCCGGTTTTACGTAGTATTCGTTGAAATCGGCAAGCGTGTACCGTGGACCGTCAAAGGTCAGCACATTGCAAGGCGCTGGCTCTTCCAACTTGTGGTTCAGACTGCCGGGAGCGCGGAACATATGAGAGAGGTTATACACGTTGTCCAGTTTCCAACCGAGCTTTGAAGCCTCTGACATCAGCAACTTACCGAACCCCCGGAGCAGCCCCTTTGCCCGTTCCCGGGCTTCGTCATCCGTGAAGGACACGGGAGTGGCAAAGAGGTAATAGCCGTAGATGCCGTAGCCGGAGTCCACAAAGCCCGTGGGTTTTATCTTTATTCCGTGCAGAAATGCTATGGCGGCATCTTTGTCCGGCGGCAGATTGGTTTCCTTGTGCGCGGGACCGAGGACGTCGACGTCGGCAACAAACGCAATGAGCGTGTCCACATCATCGTCTTCGCCACGGAGGTGCGGCGGCAAATCGGCTCTTCTGGGGTTGGGACTGATATACACATTCTGGCTTTTGCCGAGTTCCGTGACGCGGTCATAAGCCTCATCCGCCGGGATACGGTAGTGCTTTTTATCCGGCAGCGTTGTGTAAATGGTCTCCGAGCCGAAGAGCTTATAAAAGTCGCGGTTTTCCATATCGTTTACACCTGTCTTCCTCACTGACGAACTTTATCGTCATACCTTTCACACTTGCACGGTCGAATTCCGACTCCATGCCTGAACTCAGACTGTCTCCGCATACCCACACCTCGCTGCATCTGTCCATGAGCGCGTTGCCGAAAGCCAATCCGAGCCTGCGCTCTTCCGGGTCGTTATCGTCCATGAACTGCGGATACAGCAGATGCGGCGCTACGGGGATATAGCCTTTCTCCACGGCAATGCGGCAGTATTCTCTTGCCGCCTGCACATTGGCCGTGACATTCCCGGAGTATGGACTGCAAATATACACGAGCGGTCGGCAAGATTGCGATGCGCGTTTTTCTTTTTCTACATTGGTCATTGCCTTATAAGCGGTGGGGTCGTAGTAGCCCTCGCTGTTGAATTTGTTTATACTCATGTAGCCGTGCCTCCTTGCATTTTCTTAAGTTTCATAAACGCTTGTAGAAAATCGGGTCTGAATAACCCGTATTCCTCAGATTCAAGCCAGATTGTTTTATCATCGCCCGATGTCAGCATGATGTTGGCGTCGTCTATCACCTTAAGAAACTCGGAGATGGGTTTTTGGTTAGGACACAGCTCATTCTCCGTCATGCCGCACCTCCAGAACCTTGCCGAGCAGGTCATCTACGAAGAGCTCGCATTCCTCCGGGATGAGTTCACGTACATCCTCGATATCAAAGTCACCGAACAGCTCTCCGATAACGAGGCTGTAACCCAAATCGTCCAAAGCGTCCACAAGCCGCGCAACGGCATCAAAGCTGATATCGCTCATGCGCATCATTTTATCGGTGCATTCCGCGCAGTTGATGTCCGTCCCGTAGGGGTTTTCCGCTCTGGCGAAGATCAGTTCCCGCAGGTCGATTGGGATCTCCTTTCCGCATTCGGCACAGCGCGTATAGGTGTTTCCGGCGGTAACGGGACTGCATACGACTGTGCCGTCCTTCAGCTTGTTCCTGGTATAAATCATGTTCTCTTCCTCCGCAATTTCGTGATAAACGGAAATTCCGTCCTCACCTCGTACAGGACAGGCAAGGACGGAAACCGTACCGTTATCAGTCTTTTTTATAGAAATCACATTCATAACCGTCGGCGCGCAGGACGAGCCCCGGCGTCCAGGGCGGCACTCTGCCCATCTGTTCGCAGACCGCTTCAAGGGACATGGCGCGGTCGGCTTCGATGATGACTTCATCGTGGACATGGGCAACGATGTCGCAGCAGGACAGCGTTTTCATGGAATGGCAGAGGATGTCCCGACTCGTTGCCTGAACGATGTTTTCCACCAGCTTGGGACCGTAAGTTTCAAGCCGCTCCCACTTTTTCGTGCCGCCGGTGCCTTCATAGGTGATGGACTCACCGCCGAAACGGTTCTCTCCGATGCGGGGCTTCACATAGGCAAGCCGTCTGCCGGACGGGAGCGTAATAAAGAGGAATCCGCTCTCATAGGAAAATCTGACGCCGGATGCAGATGCGGTGGTCTTGCCCTTGATGGCAGTCTTTGCCGCACGGTCGACCGCCCACCAGAATCTGACGATGTTGGGGTTGGCTGTCCGCCACGAATCCACAATAGGCTGAAGTTCGTGTTCCTTCAGTCCCATATCGAGAGCACCCATAGCCTTGAGCGCACCCACGGAGCCGCCGTAGCCGCAGGCCAATTCTGCAATTTTACCTTTCTGCCGCAGTTCGCCGTTGATACCATGTTTGACCACGGGGACGCGGAACATCTGCGAGGCTGTGGCGCAGTAGATATCTTCGCCTTTGGCGAAAGCAGCCGACTTCCATTTCTCTCCGGCAAACCACGAAATGACTCTCGCCTCGATTGCCGAGAAATCCGCCACGATGAACTTTCTGTCGTGCTGCGGAACGAACGCAGTGCGAATCAGCTGAGAGAGCGTGTCAGGGATATCCTCATACAGCATTTCCAGAGCGTCATAATCACCGCAGCGTGCAAGCGCCCGGGCCTCGGACAAATCCGGGATATGGTTCTGGGGTAGATTTTGCAGCTGCACCAACCGTCCTGCAAACCGGCCAGTGCGTGAAGCACCGTAGAACATAAACATCCCGTGGGCGCGGCTGTCGGTACAGACTGCGTTTGCCATTGCCGTATACTTTTTCACGCTACTTTTCGCAAGCTGCTGCCGCAGTTCCAGCACGGGAACAAGCTCCGCCGGAGCGGTCTTCAGCCTTGCGGACACTTCCTTTTTGCCGAGGGTGTCTATTTCCATCCCGTTATCCGCAAGCCAGCCTTTGACCTGCGCCACGCTGTTGGGGTTTTCAAGTGCGGTCAGCCGCCGCATGGATTCAGTCAGCCGCTCCCCGGATTTCTTATCCAACGCGAGGCAGGCGTTTACAAAAGGCATATCCACGCCGATGCCTCTGTCGTTTATGGTTTGGTCAAGGGCGTATTCATCCCACACGAAATCGGGTACCGTGAATTTCGTGAGCTTCTGCTGAATCTGCATCTCGACTTCTACATCGCGCAGATTGTATGATTTGAACAGCGCCCATTTATCCGGGGCGTCCGAGGGCAGATTCCTCGTTCTGCCGCCGTTGGCCTTTGTAGGAGCGCAGGGTTGACAGAAGTATTTGATGAGTTCCTTGCCTTCGGTCAGCTTTTTCTTCTCAAGACCGAGTATTTCACCGACTCCGGCAAGGGAGAGTGGGAGTCCAAGATATGCCGCCCAGGTCATGGAGCAGCGCCATGATGCCGGGTTCAGAAACCGGGCGCACTCCTTTGTCAGAGGGTGATTGTCATAAAACGGGTCGAGGCTGACGCCAAGGTCGGACAGATGGCGTGACAGGCACACCCGTTCAAAATTGCAGTTGTGCGCCCATTTGAGGACGGCATCGTCGGTGAGCGCGTCAAGGACATCCTGCGGGATGCTTTCACCCTGCAGCAGGTCGACCACCTGTACTTCGCCGCCGTCCACGCTGTAGCCAAAAAGGATGATCTGGAAATCTGGGGACTCGGCGTACTTATACACGCCGCATTTTTGCAGATTCACGCTGCTGTAGGTCTCAATATCTATCTCAAGGGTATTCATGTGTTTTTCCTCCATAGAGAAGCGGCGGAGAAAGACCGTCTCCCTCCGCCGCCTGTTCAGATTACTGCTTATCTTCGTTTTTTCTGCGCTTTTTCTCCCTGCGCTCGTCAATGGCAAACCTGATGATTCCGACAAGGTTGCCGATAAAGGTTCCGACCACCGCGCCGAAGCACACGGCAAGCATCATAGACTGGATTTCTGTCATGATGTACGCCCTCCCTTAACCGAGGAAGTCTTCGTCGGCTTCAGTCTGGTAGCCGTCATTGAAATCGTCCTCCGCCTTGGCCTTGCCGCCGAGGGATTCGCCGTCCTTGATCTTCTGAATGTTCTGAAGACCGCAGGCGATGCCTTTGTTGCCGTTGCTGTTAAAGGCATAAAAGCTGAGTGACACACGGGCATACACGCCGGAATAAATCTCCGAGGTGTCGAAGATGGGCTGACAGTGGACGTCCACGACGCCGGGAGCATTATTGCTGTTGGCGTTTACGAACCAGCAACCCTTGTACGCCTCATCATCCGGGCGTTCGACATCCCCATCTCTAAGAGGGGTCTTCAGCGTGGAGAGCGGAGGCACGGTCTTGCCGTTGCCCTTCAGCTTGCCCTGACCTTCCTCGTAGGCCGCCTGAATCGCGGCTTTGATTTTACTGACGGTGACCGTATCGGATTTGGGGATGATAACGGAGGTGGAGAACTTGGGCGCGCCGCCGTTGATGGATTTGGCCTGCCAGATATTCGCATAGGAAAGACGGGAAAGGCCGGTGATAACTCTGGTGGGATTTACGGAATTTGTCATGATAAAAATCTCCTTAATTTTCAATAGGATCGGCGAAGTCATCCGCCGCCGTGTTCAGTTCGTTACGCTTGTCCGATGCCGGGACAAGCACGGGTTTGCCTTCGGGCTTGCAGGTCAGCCCGCCGAGAAGGTCGTCAAACTTCTTCCTGCCGAGAAGCGTCGTCATTGCGGTGATACCGAGCAGCTTGTGCTCATAGGGGTCGTACCCGGCTTCGGTGACCGCTTTCGCCGCGGCCTGTTCGTCTGTGTACTTGCGGTTGCTCCTGCCCGCGACTACTTTCCAGCCGTCAAATTTCGTGCCGGAGAGCGCCTTCGCGAGGGCGTAGTCCTTGACGTCCGATGCCCAGGAAACCAGTTCGTCGACCTTTCCAAGAATGTCGGATATCTCGCATAGCTGAAGCAGCGCGGGGTCGGCGAAGTCATACACGGCAAGTGCCATGTTCGCTTCGGCTCTGGCTTTGCATTCGGCTTTCGCCTTGCAGAACCGGCAGTGTTCTCCGGCTTGATAGCCGCCCTTGCCGTCCCACGCGAGTTTTGCTGTTGGGGCAAGTACGGTTTTCGCCCATTCGGTGAGAGCCTCTGCAGTTGTCTCCCAGGTCTGCACATTTCCGAGCCTCGGCTGATAGATACTCATCCGCACGGTATCAAACCGATAAAGGGAGTCGAACATCTGCATGGCTCCGAGCGCGTAGATGCGAAGTTGGTCGTTCTCTTCGGCATCGACCTTAACGCCGCGCCCGCTTTTGAGGTCAATAATGTGCAGTACACCGTCCGAAACGATAAGGGCGTCGCAGGTGCCGAAGCACTCCGGGACATAGCGGGAACAGTCAACGCGTTGCTCCACATACACGATGGGGTCTTTCAGACCGTCGGTCTGCTCCATTACGAAGTCGGCATAATCGGATGTGTATTCATCCATCTCCGCGTCTTCGCTGACGGGCGTTTGTTTGGCTCTTCCGAGCTTGTAGTTGAGTTTCGCCTCCGCCACGCTGTGGGCGAGGGTGCCTTCCGAGGCGTAGCTTGACTCCGAGTCCGCGAGGAACTCCGTAAGCCGCGCCGACGGTGGACACGCAATCCACCTGTGGCTTGCCGAGGGAGAGAGGAGTGCATGGCTCATAACAGCGCCCTCGCTTCCTCCATGAGCTCTTCATAGAACTCACTTTCGACCTCGGACAGCTTCTCGCAGCCATAGCTTTCAAGCAGCTTTTTTACCTCCGCCGTTTTTCCGCCGCGGGATACCTCCGCCAGCAGAGCGCGGACTTCGGCAAGCTCTGGGGTCTTTTTCCGAGGTGCTTTGGGAGCGAGACTTCCAACCTCGTCTGCCTTGAGCGCGGTACTCAGCTTCGTCACGCTGCCAGCCAGCGAGGTGAGTTCTGCGATTACACGCGCCAGGGTTTCCGCGATGTTGACCAGTTCGCTCCCGATTTCTGTGATTGTCATTCGGTTTACCTCCGTTTCTTTTTTGTGAGAGGTTTGTCCCTCTCCACCTCGTACAGGACAGGCAGAGAGGGAAACCGTACCGAAACGCAGAAATTATTCGAAATAGTTTTTGAGAGCAGGATTTTCACGGAGCGTCCGTGCGAGCTTCTTCACGCGCTTTCGGATAGCGCCCTCGCTTAAACCGCACTCTTCGGCAAGCCTTGCCTTGGTTTTCTCACTGAGAAGCTCGTCCCACAGATACCGCTCTTCCGAGGTAAGGGAGTCGATGGCGACGAGGATAGCTGAGGACTGCTCTTCTGCGATGTATGTAGCCTCGATATCGAAGCATTTGTCCTCAAGTTCGAACAAGACTTCTGTGCCGTCATCGTTGAAGCCAAGAGGCTTGTCCAGATCAAGGGTGCGGCGCATATACACGGAACAGTAATCACACTTGCACTTGCAGCTGATGCCGTTGGTGGCACGGTGTGGTGACTCGCAGTATTTGCGGTTGGGGCAGGTTTCACAGGTTACCGAACAGGTTGCTGCCAAAGTCTGGCCGATGCAAATGTTTGGTTTCTCCTGTGCACGTTCCTGTGACTTGAGGTCGGCGGCATTTGCCTTGTGTGTATCTTCACCCATTGTGTTTCTGGGAAGGCGTATCGCCATCTCGCGGTCGGGGCTGTAGTACCACCGCTGGACGAAGGGGTTGTCCGCCTTGGGGAGTTCTGCCGGAGCAAAGCATTCCTGCCGAGTGCATTTGACGGTCTCCCCGCTGGGGCACATACGGTAATAGTGGCGGTAGTGAAGGTTTTGGTAGTTTTTCATGGTGTTTCCTCCTGTGATTTGCCGCCGAGGGTGGGCGGCGGAGGAAACAAATAAAGGGTCTGCATCCGATGGACACAGACCCCGTTTCGCATAAAATGAGCGCACGAAACTAAGGTGGTGGCACATCGGAGCTTCGGCGGCGGTCTTTATCACCGCTCCCGAAACCTCTATGTAACCTCCACCGCTTCATGGCCACTCAGCGATGTGATATATTGTCAGAACCGTATAATCCGCGGCTCCTGCGGACGCTGTATCAGAAAGGACAAATTTGCACTACCAAAAATAATCTTGCGAACGCAAATATGAAATGTACAAAGCGGGTAGAAATTTCCATAAAAGTGTGATAGAATATATAGGCGTATCGTGTAGGCTTGTCCTTTTTGCAGAAGCCAGTGTGTTTCATCGGCTTCTGTATTCATTATAGAAAATCGACTCGGTACAGATTGGTAGTGACGGGTAGCCTTCGGTAGGCTTGGGTAGGAGGAATAAAATGGAGTTCTCGGACTTTGTGCAGTTGCTACACCCGATAATCGGTGCCGGTAGCAACACCCATGCGTTCACAAAATCAATACTTGAAGCAATTGTTACCGATGAAGGCGTGACTGCATTGGATGGACGCAGCACTGACACATACAAGGCGTACTTCAACGGAAATACGAAAATAACAAAATTAGCCCAAAGTATCACCGCATACATTGAGCCGGAGGAATTTATAGGATACATAACGCAGTTTTCAGATGCGGCAGTGCAGAGCCTGTGTGACAACTTTCAACCGTATTTGCCTGATATCACTCCTCACAACGCCGGAGAAAAACTTGCAGAGCTGTTTGCCTCAATTATCAAAGATGCGGCATCGACAAAGAAAAAGGGCACCCCAAGGGGTACCCCAGAAGAGTCTCCATCTGCAAATCAAGAACTGAACGATACAGTTCTTAGAAGCGGCAAAGCGGTGGCAGATGCGTGGAGTTCTGCCATAAAACAGTTGTTGGATGATGACAAACAATTACTTGAAAGATTTAAATCCGACAGCGACGATGTCCTTCGCTACATCATTGAACATGACCCTTCCGGTGAAGCCACCTCCATCACTCTCGCTGACGAGATTGCTGCTGTTGACAGAACCTGGCAGTTCGATTTGCGGAAGATAAAAGATAATGAGTTGAGGAATCTTGTAATTGATACTCTCAAGGTGCTGGACGAATACACATACTACATTTCAGACAAGTTTTTGCGAGCAATTCCTGACAGAGGAGTGCTATGGTTCAGAAACGAATCTTGGGAGGAAGGCAATCAGCTGCGAGATGTCCTGCGACCGCAAACAGTGCGCTTGCGTCAGAAAATAGCGAAGCTGTATAAAAAGCTGTTTCCCATCCCAGAAGACAGCTTCTCGGAAGATCCCGAAACAATGGAGGCGGAGGTCGTGGATGACTACGAGCCATCAGGTGCCGCCGATGAAGATAAGGAAGATAAAAAAATAACCGTTATTCAGCACCAGACGAATGTTGTTCAGAATGGAGAGAACAACATCAATCTGACGAATAACGGTACGATAAATTTCAATCTTTAAGGAGGACGGCGCATGGGCAACGAAATAACTGTAAAGAAAGCCGATTCAGCCATCACTCCGACTACGCAGCAGACAGGAAAAACAAATGTCAATGTTACAAATGAAAACGGCGGTATAGTCAACTTCAATAATTACATCACTTACCCACAAAACACGCCAGGTGTCAGTGCTGAGCAGCTCATGGCAGTTCAGTCTTTCAGTAAGGAATACTATCAGCTGATTGTTACCTGTGAAGAGGATGTATTTAAGGACAATATTGTCACGGTGCCAGTCAGCCGTGCGCTTACAAAATACCTTGTTCCCACGGAGATATTCGATAGGTGTTCCACTCTATCCGATGAGGGAAAAGCGGAATTGATGAGGTTTCCGGCAATCATCTGCCGCGAGAACACAGAAATGAAAGGTACGACTGACCCCAATCAATGGGCGATGTTTGCCTACATAAAGATGATACGGGTTGCCGGAAAGAACATAAAAATCGTTTTCCATCCTCTCGCGCCTATACAGCAACAGAAATTCTGTGACAAACGTAATGCTGTCTTTTTCGACTTGAACATGGATTGTGCTATTACCGACCTCAACCATAGCGCATGGTCGGTTCATAAAGTAAACGTATTTGAGGCATTGGATGAAGCCGGAGTCCCCGGCATACCCAGACCGATGTAAGGAGGTGCTTTTGTGAGTAAAATTCCATCAGAGATTATCCGCATTGACTTGTGTGACGCAAGTTACAAAGGCACCAATGCCTGTGCCGAACAACTGACATATGTGAACTTTTTCTTTGGCAACAATGGAACGGGAAAATCCACCATTGCAAAAGCTATTCAAAGCGGCACCGGCGTTACATACGCTCCCGGCAGGGCATTTGAGGATTATTTGCCGCTGGTCTACAATCAGGCTTTCATTGACGGTAACTTCAGTAGCTACCGTAATATGCCTGGGGTTTTCACCCTGAACGCCAAAAACGCTGCCGCGCAAAAGCAGATTGATGAAAAAACGCAGGCTCGCGGTGATGAGCGCAAAGCCAAGAATGCCGCAATAGAGCAACGGGATAAAAAAGCCGCTGCCAAGGAAAAACTGCAAAAAGACTTCTGCAAAGAGTGCTGGGATCGTGAAGAAGCGTTTCGCACAGAGTTTGAAAAAACGCAGAACGGTAAGGGGAAATCAAAGCCATTCACGGAAGAAATTATGCGACACGCACCGAAAGATACGGATATTGAGGAACTGCGGAGATTATATGATTCGGCATACTCCGACACGGCAAAACGGTATTCACGTTTTTCTTCCGTCGAGGATACGGCCGTCTTGGATTCACTGGATGGAAACGACATTCTGTCCACAGTAATCGTAAATAGTGCGACTACGAAGCTGGCAGGTTTCTTGCGTGAAATCAGCGCTACGCAGTGGATGCGACAGGGTCATGACGCTTATTCGGAACACGCCGACGGTCGATGTCCATACTGTGCCAGAAAGCTGGATGACGATTTCGAGCAAACCGTCGTAGACAGCTTTGATGATAAATATGAGAAAAACCTCACTCGTTTGGATGAGTTTTTGACTCTCTACAGAAAAACGGCAAACGACCTGTATGTACCTCTTGAGACTTTCCCAAGCGAAATATACCATAAGATCGACACAAAGCCGCTCACAGATAAGTTGGCAGTTTTAAAGGCCGCCATACAATCGAATGTTGAGGCTATTAGGGCGAAAAAAGACGAGCCGGCAAAGATTGTAACACTCACAGAAACAGCCACCCTCATGACGGAGAGTAACAGTATTATTTCTGGCTTCAACACTTTGATTGACGCCAATAACGCAGTCGTTGATGCCGGTCCCGGAAAAAGAGCAGAGTGTACAGATTTGGCGTTTTCTCTGCTTGCGTTCCGGCTTAAGGACATTATTGCCGCATATAAAAAGAGCGATGCGGATTTGGGCATTGAAATCGCCGGATTAGAAGATGAAATAAAGGCTCACTCGGACACACTCGAAATAATCAAAGCCGAGTTGAAAGCTGCCAGAAGCGACACCGTGGAAACTGACACGGCGAAAGACAGCATAAACCTCATGTTGCGTGATTCCGGGATGCAAGGCTTCAGTATGGAGCCAAAACCCGGCGTAGACCATGTTTATGAAGTACGCCGCCCGGATGGCTCTATTGCTGAGAATTTGAGTGAAGGCGAAAAGAACTTCATAGCGTTTCTCTACTTTTACCACCTCGTGTACGGCAGCGATTCCGAGGACGGTGAGACGAGGGATAAAATCGTTGTCATCGACGATCCTGTTTCCAGCATGGACAGCAGCAGTCTTTTCATCGTTAGTACACTTGTACGGCAGATGATTGAGGTCTGCCGGAACAATGCAGATAATCGCAACAGAACGGTCGACGGCAACTTTATCAAGCAGATATTTATTCTCACGCATAACGCCTATTTTCACAGAGAGGTCACTTACAGCTACGTTCCCAAATATGAATATGTATCATTCTATTTGATTCGTAAGCTGGACTCCAAGTCCTCTATCAAGCTCTCCGCCGATGTCAATCCCAAGATACCGACGGAGCGGATGAATGTAAACCCCGTGAAAAACTCCTATGCCGCACTGTGGGATGAGTATAAAGAAGTGAAGTCGGCCGTTCCGCTGATGAACATTATCCGCAGAATCCTGGAGTATTATTTCCTGCAGCTCTGTGGATACGAGGGAGCCACTCTCCGCAAGGTAATTCTGGTGGAGGGTAAAGCCAAAGGCCGTTATAAAGACGAAAACGGGAATTATGATGAAGAAAAGTTCCAACTGGCATCTGCGATGCTCGCCTATATAAACGCAAGCTCAATAGGAATGAACGATGGCATGGATTATGTCGAAAAATGCCTCAATGCCGCCGAATGCAGAAGTATTTTTGAAATGATATTTGACGCTATGAGCCAAAAACAGCACTACGACATGATGATGGACACAAGTAGCATTACACAATAAGGAGAGCAATATGGTGCGAATCAGCTATAACAAACTGTGGAAAATGCTTATCGACAAGGAAATGCAAAAAAGGGATCTGCAGGAGGCGGCCGGCATCAGCTCCGCCTCTATAGCAAAGCTCGGTAAAGGTGAAAACATTACCACCGATATTTTACTGAAAATCTGTGAGGCTTTGAACTGCAACCTTAACGACATCATGGAAACCAAGAGAGATTAATGACCTTTAGTACGGGTATGGCTTATAGTGTGGATATGTCGGCAGACCAAATTGTGGTTCGGCTACGGATGAATCATCCAACGCTTCACATCATCGTTGCCGTACTGTTTAAAGGCTTTGAAAGCAAGTGGAGTACAGAATGGCTACTTTACTTTATCGTTGAATCCGACTTCGTCAAGTAAGTCTGTCCTGGATACAGCAAGGGAGCGTTCAAAACAAGAAACGAGTGGATGTTAGACCGCTCTACCCATGTGATTGCCGTTTATAGCGCTGAGCCAGGTGGGGCAAAGAACATCATCGATTACACAAATCGCAATGTCGTGCTAATAATCTATTGTTCTTGTTATTTTTTTTCATCAACGGGTAATAAGTCTTTCGTTAATGAAAATTTTATGGTATAATGCACTATCATGTGTTGCGAGGTGCAAAGATGGATGTATCATATAAAAGACTGTTTAAATTAATGATTGACCGTGATATGAAGAAAAAGGATTTGCAAAGTATTGCGGGCATCAGCCCTGCTTCTGTAACAAAACTTGCAAATAATGAGAATGTGAGCATGGATGTGCTTATTAAAGTGTGTTCTGCTCTTCAAGTAGATTTTTGTGACATCATGGAGTTGGTTCACGGAGACAATGCCGTGGTAGAAAAAAGAGTAGGTGTGGGGAAATAATATGGGCGAGCAATTAACATATATCAGCCTTTTCAGCAGCGCAGGAGTTGGCTGTTTTGGCTTTAAAGAAGAGGGATTCCAATGCGTGGCGACAAACGAACTTATTCCGAGACGCTTGGATGTTCAGAGGTTTAATAATAAGTGCAAATACGAAAGCGGATATATTTGTGGCGATATTACTGCTCCCTCTACAAAAAAAATGATCTATACAGAAATTGACCGTTGGAAATCATCGGAGGGTCTCAAAGGACTCGATGTTCTAATTGCAACTCCTCCATGCCAAGGTATGTCCGTCGCAAACCATAAAAAGACAAGTACTGAGATTGTGCGTAATTCGCTTGTTATCGAATCAATCAAATTGATTGCCGAGATTCGGCCGAGGGTGTTCATTTTTGAGAATGTCCCTGCATTTATGAAAACGATTTGTACGGATACTGATGGTGTCGATAAGCCAATTGCTGACGCGATTCAAAAAAGCCTCGGTGAACTGTACTCCTATGCCACACGAGTAATTAATTTCAAGGATTATGGTGCTTGCTCCAGCAGGTCTCGCACACTGGTAATTGGAGTTCGACATGACTATGCTGATGAGGTATCTCCTTACGAGCTTTTCCCAAACAGGCAAGCAGAAAAGACTTTACGCCAAGTAATTGGTCATCTTCCCGCACTACAAGAAATGGGCGAAATCTCGCCTAATGATATATATCATGCATTCCGCTCGTATCCAGAAAATATGAGGATTTGGATACATGATTTGTGTGAAGGAGAATCGGCGTTTGATAATGCTGACCCGAAGAAACGGCCTCACCAGGTTAAGAACGGAGAGGTTGTAGAGAATATTAGAAAAAACGGGGACAAGTATCGACGTCAGTTTTGGGATAAGACAGGGCCTTGTGTCCATACCAGAAATGATCAGCTTGCAAGTCAGAACACTATTCATCCAGCAGATGACCGAGTATTTAGTATTCGCGAATTGATGTTGATGATGACCATACCGCGTTCTTTCAAGTGGAGTAATATGGATTTGGAGTCGTTGAACGCTCTTTCCATTCAAAAAAAGCAGGCGTACTTAAAGAAAGAAGAAATCAAAATCAGGCAATCTTTGGGCGAAGCAGTACCAACAGAGATATTCCGTTCAATTGCCAAAAACTACAAATTCTGTTTTTCTCAACGGTTTGCGACTGCCCGTGATCTAAAAGAAGTGCTTGAATCGGGAGCCTTTAAGAACACAAAAGATTGCTTGGCATATATTTGTGAGAATGCCCCTGGATGGTCGCTGTCATCGCTTATGCGGATGGCAGAACTGGCAAATACGAAAAGGACAGAAACCGCCGCCTACTATACAAACAAGTCCATAATTACAGAAATCATTAAACGTTTACCGGATAAAGCAACCGATTCGATTCGAATACTGGAACCATCTGTTGGAATTGGTGGGTTTATTCCGCTCCTCATCAAACGTTTTGATTCAAGAGCTATGGTGATTGATGTCGTTGACATCGATGAGATAAGCCTTGAGTTCTTAAAAGTGTTTCTTGAAAAAATATGCGTACCAGAGAATGTTACCATCAATTTTGTGAACGATGATTTTCTTACTCATGACTTCCAAGAACGATATGATTATGTTATTGGAAATCCCCCTTTTGGGAGAATAACTGAAAATGGGGCGCGCCTGAAAGAATACCGAAAAGGGGCAAAGAACAAAGACACCACGAATATTTGCTCTTTTTTCTTGGATAAATGCCTTGATGTTGCGGATACCGTTTCTCTTGTGCTTCCTAAAGCCGTCCTTAACACTCCGGAATTTGAGGCCACGAGAGATTATTTGTTTGCGACTCATATTGATGCAATATTAGATTTCGGAGAAAAAGGCTTTAAAGGCGTATTGGTAGAAACCATTGCAATAATTATTCAAACAGCAGGAAAACCAGGGGTAACAGAGATTTTTTCGATGACCGACAATTCCAGCATCATGCAAAAGCAGTCATACTACACGGACAAGGCCTATCCGTACTGGATTATCTATCGTAATAATCATTTTGACGCAGTAGCAAAAAAGCTCGTTTTCGGTTGCTTTGATGTGTTTCGTGACCGTCAAATAACAAATTCCGTACTATCGAAAAGTGGAGAGATACCAGTATTGAAGTCACGAAATATCAACGATACAGGCGATGCCATAATCTCCGTAAAAGGATATGACGCCTTTATCTGTGAGGAAGCAGCAAGAGGATTAGCGGTATATCGCTTCCTTGAAAGCGATGATGTGTACTTAACTCCAAATATGACATATAAACCGCGAGTCATGAAGAAGCCTCAAGGAGTGTTAGTAAATGGCTCAGTCGCCATATTAATTCCAAGGGGTGGCATCGTACCAACAGTAGAGCAATTGCAATATTTTTCTTCGGAGGAGTTTCGCCAGTTCTATCGCGATGCGCGAAACCATCAAACGAGGTCGCTAAACGTCGATGCTTGTTCTGTATTCTTTTTTGGGTTAAATAGAGAGGGGGAAATTTCAAATGCCATGGTTGACAGAAGCTGACATTGCAAATGCACTATCCCACTATAACTACGACATCCGGCAAAGCAATAATGCGCGCTGGATTGACCAGAAATGCACACCAGACGTTGTTTGCATCGTATCTGACTGTATCGAGAACTATGCACGAGACAACGGAGATGTCCCATTTTCCTCGGTTGATGTTTGGCATGATACTTATACCACCACAAATGTCGAACAGATTTTTAGTAAACCCGGTTTGAATTTGGGCGCTTCACGAAATGAATATGACAAGTTTTTTCAACAGCCAATGGAATTACTTGCATATGCAGGTGTGCTACAAAAACATAAGCGTGGCAATCGAAATTTCTATTCCGTTGTGCAGCCAGACCTACTTTTGTGTTCGTCAAGTAAAAATGTTAGCAAAAGGTCCCCAAAAAGGTTAGCACCTTGGAGCACCTAATTTGTTGTTCGTGCATGTAGCATCGAGGCCTTTTTCGGGGCCAAACAGGGTGAGACCCAACG